AACCACCTCCAGCTGCGTCGACGGGACGTAGACCGGGCACGCCACGCCGCAGAGGGACGTATTCCCCCGCTCGTCGGTGATCTTCGCGGACAGGATCGACGTCGCCCCCGCCTCCACCCGGACCTGCGCGAGCGAGAGTTCCCAGATCTCGGCCGTCCGGGTCAGGGGCGGCGCGACCGGCGAGGCGGCGGCCGTGCCCTTTTTGACAACAGCATGCACCGTCCGCCCCACGAGATCCGCCCGCACCACCACCCGATCGATCCGGGGGTAGGAGGGATCAGCAGCCTCGACCGTCAGTGTCAGGTCGGCGCTGTTGATGTAGTACCTGCCCTGCACCAGCGCCATCCCCGTCCCGACATTGACCGACATCGCCGCAGGCACCGTCGGGGATACTGCGAGTTCGTCGCCGTCATTGTGGACGATGCCGTCGCGCATGATTGTCCGAAACAGCCGTGCAAATGCCTCCGACGTATAGACCCTGTCCGGGGCCTCCGGGTCGGCGGCGTCAAACAATCCGTAAATCTCTGTCATATTCTCTTCTCCACATTGTCTTTCCGCTGCGTCCGGAGGAGCGATACCAGGTCAGGCCACTCTGTGCCGAGCGTCAGCGTTAATCGTTCACCCTCCCGGGCGTACTCTTCGGTGATCGCGACGATCCGGGCATCCATCGCGGCGATGTCGGGATACTCGACGTGGATGATATCCCCGAGGTCGAAATCCTCGCCGTAGCGATACGACGCCGTCCGAATGTACTCCACTTCCAGTGTCGTGGTGTCCCCGTCCTCCGCGAGTCTCTCCGCGCCCCGCTGCTGGAGTTCTGCCTCTGTCGCGAGATCGCGGGCGTCGACGAACCGTTCCCGGCGGGCGAGTCCGATCAGGCCATCCCTCGTCCCGACATCGGCCACCACTCGCGCTGCTGCCTCGCCCTGTCCCGCGACCACCGCAACCGACGGCGCGAGCCCGGTGGACTCGTTGTACCCCTTGATCGTGCAGTTGCCGAGCGCTGGACTGAGTTTGACAGAGTCGGAGCGGTCGGCGCCCTGCAGCACCTCGAAGTAGAGCCGCCGGGCATCCCATGACCACCGCCCCCGATACCCGAGCCCGGAGGCGGCACAGATAGATTCGAGGAGGTCTGCGAGCACGTTGAACCGCGCTTTCTGTGCCGTGGTCCCGCCGCGGTTGCCGTCGGTGGGCGGAAGGTGCAGGAACGGCACGATCCGGTCAGGGTCGGCGGGGTTGATCGCGTTCGCGTCCACGTAGTGCCGGAGGGCTGATTCGGCGGCTCCGGCGAACTCGTCGTACCCGGAGCCTACCGAGACTCCCGCAAGGCAGAGCCTGTCGCCGAGGATGCCGAGAATCTCCCGTCCCGCGACGGTCCAGACCTCCGACGGTCGCCCGCTTGTATCGACGCTGATCTGCCGGGTCTCGATGAGGCCGAGCCGGTCCTCTCCATTGCGGCGGAAATGCACGACGCGGCCCGGTATGAACTCCTTCGCTGCCGGGAGGTAGCGGTTGATGAGGATTTTCCACGCACCCGGCCGCCGATAGCGCCGCGTCCACGAGAGATACTCATAGGCGTCGACGTAGGCGGCGAGGGTCAGCGGCGCCCCAGGATCGCTGTAGACGATCAGGTCGTCCCGAAGAGAGAGATTGGTCGCGGCGATCCAGGCCGGGGTGATGGATTGTGAATCGGCCTGCGTCTGAAGGTAGGAAAGCCGACCAGATATGTACCGATTCATGACGCCAATCTCGAATGGATAGGAGGATTCGCGGATTGACGAAACCACGCCCCCGTCAGTAATCCGTGGTTGTAGTTCTCCGTCAATGTAGAGGTCTGGGTACTCGTTCGACCGCCACAGTAGCGCGATCGTGCATGTCTTGCCTGATTCGAGGACATTGTTCCAGTGGGTGATATAATACTCTGGGTACCCCACCTCTGTACATCCAAACCTAATCAGCCCTTGATGACCGGAAATTTCAAACCACCACGATAGATCTCCCGAGCCTCCCTGCCATACGCCTGCGATCGCCTGTTGCTTGGTTGCGTCAAAGGTAGCATATTGCATCGCTATGAGCAGATTCGACGTGCACCCCGTCAGCCCTGAGTGAGGAGTGATCTTACCATGATCGTCCACCCCATCATACGAGTAACACGCCCCGAGCGGCCCGGTCGTCAGCGTCGCCCCGTAGATCGTCGCATGGTTACCGTTCGGTGACGAGTCAAGCAGCAGCCCGCCGGAGGGTTTCATCCACACGCCCGCGTAGCCGTTCGCCCACACCGCTTGCGCCGCCACTTCTCCGGTATCGCCGACATACCCCGTCATCTCCGCGTGCAGCGGGTCGTAGTAGAGGTACAAGCGCGTGTCCAGTCCGGGGTCGACCCGAGGCACTCGCACCCACAAAAACGCCGTCTGCGTGGCCGTGCTCCATTCCTTGATCTCGACGTAGCACGGGGTCAGTCCATCCCCGGCGGTGACGCAGATCCGTTTCCGGTTCGCATCCGAACCGAGCGCCGTAAAGACCTTTGAGACGTCGGCGGCGGTCTTGCCGGAGGTGCCGGAGAGTTTGACCATCGCCGGGAAGTCCTCCAGTACCCCAGTCACGCTCCCGGCGGGGATGGTGAGCAGGATCGGCTCATTCGCCCATCCGGGCAGCCGCCCGGCCTGGATCTCGTAGATGCTGAGAGGATACGGATTGCTCACGTTAGCTCATCCTCCGGGATCAGTTCGCAGGGTGCGGGCGGCATGTCGTCGTGACGGCAGACGTGCAGGCGGGCGACGGACTCTGCCGCTGTCCACCCGGCCCCGACACGGAGCGCGGCGATCCGGTTGAGGATTTCCGGCCCGGTCTCGTCGCCGACCTCCACCCGGATCATCTCCTGCGGCTCACCATTCGCGATCTGCTCTTCGGTCTGCTCCTTGATGATCTCGATGAATTTCCGCATAGTTTACACTCCTGTATAGCGCGGGCTGTACTGGATCAGCACGCTCGCGTCGCCGCCAGAATCGGCATAGGTCGGCGTGTTGTCGCCCGGCTGCATCTGCCAGAACGTCGAGCCGGGCTGCACCGCCCCCATCGCGCTTGAGCCATCGTGCAGGCGACAGGATGCCGCGCCGAATGCGGTCCGGATCTCGACCCATTCTCCTGGCGCGAGGTCGACCGTCAGCCCGATGCTCTCGCCGGTGGTCGCGTTGGTGATCACCGGGTTGAGCGCCGGGCCGGTGACGCGGATCGTGACCGGGCTCTCGACGTCGCCGGGGTTGTCGATCGTGACTGTCGGAGACACGAACGCGAAGTGCGCCGGGAATGCGACCGGGAACGCCAGCCCCCCGGCGAGCCCCTGTAGGTGCTGCTCGAGCGCGTCCTCAAACCAGCACGGATCGGAGGCGGTGAGGTCCACGGTGACGGTCTGCCAGGTGGGGCCGGCGCTCTGCCTGCCCTGGGGAAACGCGGGCGAGGCGCTCCCGACGACGCAGCGGAGGGAGAACGAGCGCTCGCCCTGTATCCAGACGAGCCGCCCCTCGCCGGCGGCCGGGGAGAACGCCCTGGTGATCGCCCGGCGCCGAGCGTAAAGGTCTTCGGTATCCTGCGCCCGGATCATGAACGTCAGCGAGAGCGAGCGGGGGACGAGCAGCGCCGCGAGGAATGTCGCGCCATGCTGATAAGGGGCCTGCACGGTCTGCACGTCGCACCCCGGCCCCCCGAAGCCGGACGTTGATTGCAGGTGATATGGGGGGTTGGGGATGAGTGTGGTTGGTGCCTGAATGTCGAGGATCGCGCCGCCGGCGGAGACCCACTGGAGATGCATCATAGCGATCCCTCCAGCGCCGCGTCACGGAGCCCGCGCTTTGTGGCGTCGGCTACCTCTGTGGCGGACTGTGACTGAGTGTTGATTGTCTGGTTGATCGTGATGTTCTGCTCCGATCTGCTCTCCCGCTCCACTTTGAGGTCGGCCTCGATAGTGTCCCAGTCAGGGATCCCGGCTGTCGATTTCAGGTCGGCCCATCGGTTGGCGGTGAACGTCGGGGCCTCGATCGCCGAGGCGTCGAAGGAGACATGCCCAATCGTCGGGAGGGAGATCCCTACCTTCTCGGTGACGCTGTTGATACCCTGGATGAACCCGTTAATCCGGTCGATCATCGCGTTGATCGAGTCTTCGACGGCCTGCACAATCCCCTTCCAGATGTCGGTCATGAACTCCGCGATCCCGTTCATCACCCACTCGACCCCGGTAGCGATGGCGTCGAATCCGAGAGCGAAGAGCCCTTCGAGCGCCTTCATGATGCCGAGCGAGATGTCGACAAGTGCGTCGCCGGCTGACTCCCAATCCCCGGCGAGGATGGAGGCGAAGAGTTTCACCACACCGAGCGCTGCATCCAGGTTCCCGGAGATGATCTGCTCCAGATACGGCCACACCCACTCGAAGAGGGTGAGTATCTGATCGAGCACCCAGGAGATCGCCGCCCATACGTTTTCGAGCGCCTTCTGGATTGTCTCGCCGTTCTCTTCCCACCACTCGCCGAGCTTCGCGAGTTGTTCTTGGTAGAACACGACGACCGGCTCGAATGCTGTCATCATGTGCTGGAAGAGTGGGGAGGAGTCGGCGTCGAAGTTCTGGACTCCAGACATGAGGTCGCCGAACCCCTGCTTCGCGCGATCGAGCGCCGGGAGTAGGTAGGTATCAACAACTCCGGACTCCTGGATCCAGGTGTTCAGCCCCTCGAACGCTTTTGCAGCAGCGTCGACCGCGGGAACCAGGATCTGTTCGATGACGCCGGATTCCCCGACCCAGTCCACGAACTTCCCGAAACCGTCGACCGCTGCCTCGATGGCCGGCATGATATAGTCCTCGACAAGCGGCATGAACTTCTCGCCGAGTTCTGCTAGTTTGGTCTCGATCCGGACCGTGATCTTCTCGATGCGTCGATTGAGACCCTGCTCCATAATCTCATATGCCGAATCGGTAGCCCCGGCGGCGGACTCCATCGTGGCGAGCGCCTCGGTGAACGCCTCAGTTCCTTTACCAGTCAGGGTCAGCGCAGCGCTCCCGGCCCATACCGACCCGAAGAGATCGTTGATCCCGACATTGGTTTCATTGGCGTGCTTTTCCAAAAGCTGCAGGGCCTGCTGCACCGTCCCCCCGCCGGCAACGAAGTCCCGGAATGACTTCCCCGATAGCTCTTTAAAGAGGTCCGAGGTCTCTGTCCCGGCTTCGGAGAGTTGGACGAGCATCTGCCGAAGGTAGGTGGTTGCGACCGATGCAGGCACACCCTGCGCTGTCATGGCGGCGATAGCAGCGCCGATCTCTCCGAACTCCACCCCAAGTGCGGCGGCTGTCGGGGAGACGTTGTAAAGGCTGCCAGCGAGCTCCTTAAACGATACCTTACCGACGTTCACCGTCTGGAACATGATGTCCGAGGCGGTCGCCACATCGAGGACGTCGGCACCGTAGGCATTGACGACCGACGTCAGGCCGTCAACCGTTGTCCCGAGGTCAGTTACCCCGCCCACGGCGGCCTTCTGCGCGGTTTCCAGAAACGAAAAGACGTTCTCCGGCGGGACTCCTGAACCGATCGCATCGTAAAGCGCCGGGATCGTCTGCGAGGTCAGGGCGCCCATCTCAGAGGAGATCTTCCGGACATCCGTAACCATCTGGTCCCGCATCTCCGCGGAGGCGTCGGGGAGGAGCGTGAAGACCTGGTTCATCCCTTGCTCGAAGTCCCCGAACTTGCTGACGGCGACCCCGACGGCCGCGGCTGCCGCTGCCCCCACTGCGGCGATCGGGACGGCCAGAGATGTTAGTTTCGACGCAAACCCGGAGGCGAAACTGCCCGTCTTCGCTGTCGCGCCATCGATCCCGGTATCGAACCCAGTTTTATCAAGCCCGAGCGTCGCTACGAGATTACCGACGTTCAACGACATCCTTCACCTCCCCCCCGAACATTATCGTAATCTCCCTGCATACTCGTTTCATATCCTCCACGCTCTGCGCCGGTTTCGGAGCCGCGTCCGGGAAGAAGTCTTTCCAGGTATAGACCCGATCCGACCGCTTCCGCCGGCGCAGGTTCACAATCGTCGCACAGAGCGTTCCGACACGGATGTTCTCAACCCGCTGCCGGTCGCGGTCGCGGGCCGCTTTCCCGTTGATCACGGCGGCGATCTCTGCAGGCGTCAGATCGTAGATGACGCGAGGATCATCGAAATACCCCGTCTGCACGGCGAGATCGAGATACTCGTGCATCCACCCGTCGAACGGTTTCAGTTTCCCGTATCACCTTCTGGCGGCGCTGCGACGGAGCCCTGCGTGACTCCCATCGCGTCGTTCAGGATCTGCGCGAGTTCGTCGACGGAGATCTCGTCAAGGACGCCGTCGAACTCCGCGTCGGTGAGCATCTTGCCGTCTTTCCGCATGCAGAGTTTCGCAAGTTTCGCGACGGTTTTCATATCGGGCTCTTTTCCGATCGTCGTGGTGAGTTCCGTGAGTTTGCAGCCGAACTCCTGCTCGATCGCGATCGTCGTCCGGGCGGAGAACCGGAGGGTGTAGATCACTCCTCCGATCTCCTTGGTGATGTCCGGGATCATTACGCGGCCTCGCTGAACGCCGGCGGGGTCAGACCGTCGATCCGCATTGTGAAGGTCCGCTGCACCTTCTCGTCCTTCGGCTGGGCGAGCCCTACCCCGGAGACGAACGCCGTGAAGATGAACGTCGAGGCGTCCGGGAAGGTGACGGTGTACTCCTTACTCTCCCCCGTGTGGAACGCCTGCAGCAGGCGGTTGTGCGAAGTGTCGGTCGAATCGTAGTTCAGGACCAGGTCAAACGATCCTCCGTCCTTGAGGCCCTGCATGAACGTCTTCCAGAGGCTGGCGCCGTAGGTGGTGGTTTCGATCTCGTCTGCCGTTAGGCTGATGTCGCCGATGCTGTCGACCCCGGCGAGGTTTCCGCTCGGGTCCGCGATGGTCGTGGTTTTTCCGATTTTGGTCATGTCTTGTTCTCCATCGTTTTGCACCGAGGCAGTGACCCGGTCGGTGCAGCCGGGAGGTTAGCGTTCTCGCATCGTGGCGAAGTTCACGGAGAACTCGTGCGTCTCGCCCTGGCTCGTCGGGGTTTTGCCGAGGTAGACTGGGTCGTTCATAGCCGCGATCGAGAGGTAGCGGCCGCCGGAGACGGTCGCGTTCGCGACCCTGTCAAGCAGGTCGCGGATCTCGTCGACCTTCGCCCGCCCCGATGTGTAGTTCGGGTTCCGCACCAGCACCTGGACCGCGGGGTGATCGATAATCTCCCCGGGGCCGTAGTCGTGATACGGGGCCGGGCCCCCAGTCTCAACGACGGTGATCACCGTCGCTTTGTCCTGGACGAGCCCCAGATAGAGATCCTGACCAAGGGTGCCGATGCCGTTCGCAGCGAGGTACTGGGTGATCTCGTCGCCCGCGCTCACAGCTTCACCTGCCCAAGGAGTTTCTGGAGGTAGCCCGCGTATTCCCGGGAGAGCGCGTTCACGGCGTTCTGCAGGAACTTCGCCTCGCCGACCGGATGGTTAACCCCAGTCCGTTCGTGGACCGGGACGGCATAGGCTCGCCCCCCCTCCCACTGTGCGCCGAACTTCTCGTAGCCGACGACCTGCACGTACTCATCGCCGTCGCGGAGCGGGCCTTCGTTGAAGACGCGGCTTCGGAGTTCCCCGGTATCGACCGGGCACCGCTGGGTAGATTCGGCCTCCACCCGACCCCCGAACTTCCTCATGCCATCGGCGACCGTGTCGGTCATGTTCTTGTCGTAGACCTTCAGGTTCGCAATCAGGGTTTGCTCGCCTTTGATATACGCGACTTTTACGCCCGTTTTCGCCATCTCCCTCACCTACAGATCGATGCTCGAATGGTGGAACTGTCCCTCGCCGTCATAGATGCGGTTGACCTGCAGCGGCACCCGTTCCACGCCGTCCGCGAGGATGATGAGATCGGCGTCACCGACCTCGACCTCGACCGTGACGCGGGCGTAGGACGACCGTTCGATTCCTGTCGCTGTCAGGACCCGGCGCGGCTTGTAGGAGATCCGGGCCGGGTGCGTGACGGGGGCGTTGTAGGATGGGTCGCCAGTGTAGCTCGTGCCGATGCAGGGCTTGATCTGCACCGTCTGGTTCAGGAGGCCGGCGAGGCTCATCAGAACCCTCCCAGGAGTTTCATGATCACTGCGACCACGCCGCCGGCAACAGCGCCGGAACTCCCCCCGGTCGCGGCCATGAGCCCGAGGGTGCGGTTACTCTGCGCCTCCAGGATCCGGAGCCGGGCTTCGTGATCGTTTGCCGTTGTGGAGACCGCCGCGACCTCGCCATAGATCAGGAGCAAGAGTTCACGATCTGTCAACGTCCCGAGGGTGGTTTCCGGCAGGCTCATCAGTCCCTCCGCCGGGCGGAGACAACCGGGTTCTGGTCGAGGTGGAGGTCCCTGAGCCCGGTGACGTCGTCGTGCGTCACGCCGGTGAGAGCGCTTGCCGGGACGGCGCGTGCCTCGCGGCACCGCTCGAGCTGCTGCCGATACATTACGTACCATCGGGACGTCGTGGCCGCTGCGCCGGCGAGAGTATACGAGTAGTCGTCGATCTTCTCGCTCTGGAGCCCGACCTGCCCCTTCCCCCCAGCCAGGTAATGCGCCACGAGATAGGCGAGTGCCCGTTCGGCCCCTGCCTCTCCACACCCGGGATCGTCAGCCTCGAACTCGTCGAGCGCATAAGGGTAGAGGAGATCGAACTGTTCTGCGGTCGGGGTGATCGGAGTCAGGATCGGGACCAGGGCGAGGACGTTACCGCTCGTCGGCACGGGCTTCACCTCCGAACAGGAGATCGGTGATCGCTGCGAGACCGCAGGGATACGGGAGGCCGGTCGCGCCTTCGTAGGTCGCAACCATTGCCGGGTAGGTCGGATCTACGGGCTGCACCCGTTCCACCTCCGCACGTTGTTCTCCTCCTCCGGAGACAGTTCGAGCCACTCCGGGTGTTCTGCGAGCGCAGCGAGGATATCCTTCAGGTGCAGTTTCGCCCTGGCGCGGTAGTAGATGTCCTCGTTCAGGAGCGTGAGCGTGATATCCGTCGCCTGCGTCAGGAGTTGCTGTTTCCTGCGAGCGTCGCAGTCCGTGTGGTGCTCGGCGATACTCTCTTTCATGACGCGGTTGAGCAGCGTGAGGAGTTGGTCGTCGTACTGGAAGACGGCATCTGGGTTCTTCTTTGCCTCACGATAGGCCGCCTTGTTCCCGGCGCACCGGTACTTCAGGAACCCCTGCCACGCCTGGTCGAGGAACTTCTCAAGGATCGTGTTCTTGATGGTCTTCTGGAAGAACATCCCGAGCCCGCCGGCGTAACAATTGTGCGCGAACCCGGTCCGCGGCCCGTTGTGAAGCGCCTGTGCTGCCTGCGGGTCGCGGACGACCATCGCCTGCTTCTCCTCCGGCGTCATGAACCGGGACGCGAACGAGTCAGGCATGGGAGTCGCCTCCGAAAAGGAGAGGTTAGCTCTCCTTCATGAGACCGCGCATCACGCCGAGGTTGAGGTTGCCAGACGTCTGCTGGATGTTCGAGAACGGCGAACGCCAGATGTCGTACTGGTAGACCTGAGCGCCGAGCTTCGGGTCGTCGTACTGCCGGGCCTTGATCTTCGAGAGCACGGTCACAACGCCCGGTGTCGTATTGCAGACGCCGAACACGTAACGGTTGCCGCTCGTGTCGTCGAGCTTGTCGATGTCAGTGCTGATGAAGACCGGGATGTTGAGCGTCGGGTGGATGGACGTGGCACCGCGCCATTCGGCGAGGTTGGCGATCGCGACCTTGTCCCCGACCGCATCGACGTAATACGCACCCGCGAGCGTCCCCATCACGAGCGCGGTCGGCTGATGAACGCCCATCGCTGCAGCCATCTTGCCGACGGCGAGCGTGGGCTTGGCGCCGGCTGCGGCCCAGTTCCCGAGGTCGCCGGTGGTGTTGTAGGTCTGCGGCGTCGTGTCGAGTCTCTCGGCGATGAGTTTGTTCAGGTTCGCCGCCAGGGCGCCGGCTGCAGCCTGCTGCTGCAGACTCATGGGGTTCCCGACATCACTCTCGATCTCCGCCTCATCCGAAACGTACAGGACCACACGGTCCTTGAGCACCTCGATGTCGAACCCGGACGGTTTACCGCCCCCGCCGACCGCGTGCTCGAACTCGTCGAGCTGCGACTGGACCGGGACGGGGCCGAGGAGGGGGATCGTGCCCTTGAGTTTCGCGTAGGTCATCGTCGGCCCGATAGCGGGCGACGCAAGCTGTGTGCGTTCGAGCGCTGCCTGGATCACCGGGAGGATCAGGCGTTTCTGCGTCCAGTTCCCTTCGATCTGGACCTTACCGAGTATTCCTGTGTTTGTCATTTCAGAACCCTCCCAGGTCGATCACGCCGACGGTGCCGTCAGCGCCGCCGACCGTCATCCGGCCGGCCGGCTTGATCCAGTTTCCAGACGGGTCAGTGTCGCACGGCGCGACCTTCCCCCCACTACCGGTCACGACCGCGCCGGTGTAACAGTTCCCGGAACAGTCGACGGCGACTTCGCCCTTCGTGACGACGCGGCCGGTCTTGCCGTTCGCCACAGCCTCGATCGCGACCGCGAACGGTCCCGCACCCTCTTCAGCACAGGGGGCGCCGGTCGGCGTCGCTGCCGGGGTAATCGTGATGACTGCTCCCTTCGTCGCGTCTGCGGTGGCCGCGAACTTCTGTACCCGGGCGCCGGGGAAGAACTCTCCCGCTTCGTATGCCATGTCTTTCTCACCTCACACAAACTGGATCCCGGTCGCCTTCGCGACCTCTGCGGCCATGTTTGCAAACTTCTGTTCCTCGGTGCTTTCCGCGTCTCCGGAACCTCCGGTCACGCCAGTGCCCTCGGCCTGCTGCCCCTGCGGCTGCGTGTTCTTAAACGCGACCACCTTGAGCGCGAACGCGCCAGGGTCGGCCTCGAACTCCTTACGGGTCTCGGGCTCCTTCGCACCAAGCCAACCCTCCGGGAGGTTCGCCTTCATGGCGTTCCATTTGGCATCCTTCGCGGCGGTCTCTTTCTCAGCCTTGATCGTCGCGAGTTCCTGCTTGAGGTTCGCGAGTTCTGCGGTCTGTGCTTTCGCTGTTTCGAGTTCCTTCTTCAGGTTCTCGAACTCGGTCAGGTTGACGTGCTGTACGGGTGCCGGCTCGCGCCGGGTGAGCGCGTCGGCAATCGTCTTGAGCAGTCCTTTGGATTCGTCGTCCATTTTGGGCTCCTGTCGTAGGTTGTGGAACATTGCTCCACTGTCGTTCGGATAGCAGTTCGGGCACGCTCCGCGGTCGAACACGAGGATGTGGTTCGGGGTCACCGGACCGGCGATCCTGGTTGCTCCAGGCAGCCGGGGATCCGGGGCCTCCGGGGAGGCGAGGCCAGTCGAGAGCGAGAGTTCGCCCGCGTTGGCCTTTGCCGCAATCGCCGGGTCCGAGAACACGATGGCCCCTTTGAGCACCTTCTCGCCGGACTCCGTCAGGTGAGCGGCAGACACGCCGCCGACAGTGCGGAATTTTGCAGGCAGGTTGCCAGTGGCTACATCCTCGAACCGCGGATGTTCTGCAGGCTTCCCCGGCTCCGTCTCAACATAAATCACTGGGACGGTGTTCCAGTGGTCTACGGTCGGCGCGAAGTGCTTCGCGTCGTAGAACACGTATCGACCGTTGTTCCGGTGATACACGTCGAGGCGTTGGAGCGTGACGTCGTGGAGGTTGGCAAAAGCATTGGTGTGTGGGATATCTCCACGATGCATAATTATACGTCGCGCTCATAGACCATATAAAAAATTGCGGCGCTTTTCCGGGCAATTGGAAGGATTTTTGAACTTGGTTCTTCAATCTTCGCCCTCAATAGCGCGTAAATGGATCTGGTTTTCGAGGTAGGTCACGAACCCGGTGACGCCGCTGTGGCTGTGAAACCGGGAGGGGAGCCCGTGGCGGGACAGGTATTGTCGTAGCCGGGCGAGGAGGTCCTCTTCATCGTCGGGGATAGTTGCGTTCTTGAGACGGTTCTGGTAGTTCCTGATCGTGTGTCGAGTTACCTCAGTGCCGGCGAACTCCGGGAGTTTCAGGATCTCCGCCGGGAACATGTCGATATGTTCGCGAACGGCACGGATCTGCTTGTCGGTGAGTGTTGGTGGTCGGGTCATGATTCTACCTCCTCTGCTGTCAGTGTGATCGTGTCACTGTTCTCGACGGCGGCGCCTTCCTCTTCGACCCGGTAATCGGCGTCGACCAGGATGCACCGGCAGTTCGGTTCGCCGAGCCATGGCGCCCTCCCGATCGGGTAAATCTTACCATGTCGCGCGGCGTGTTCGGGACGGGTTTGGGCATCGCCGACGGCGATGTATTCGAGGTAGTGGACGCCGGTCTTCAGGTAGGTCGCGATCCTGGCGTCGGTGCGGATCTTCTGCGCTTCAGTCCGGGCGGCGGTGGTCGCGTTGTGTTCCGTGCCGGCGAAGTAGCCCCGGAGGTCGCGGGCGATCTGCTTCAGGTGCATCCCGTCCCGCTGCCCCTCACCGATGATGCGGAGGATCTCTTCCTGGTCGCGTTTCCGCATGTCTGAGAGCCAGGGCTTGAACACTTTGCGCGCGGAATACTCGATCCGTCCGCCACCCAGGTCCTTGCCGATGGGTTCGATGACGTAGGTGCCGCCGCGCTCGACCTGCTTGCGATAGGCGGCGACCTGCTCTTTGGTGATGCCGTCGACGATCTGGCGGGTGTACTTGGTCCGACCCATCCGGGCGAGTTCACCGAGTGTGGATGAGGCTGCTGCGGCGGCGACGGCCTCGGCCTCCTCGACCAGGGCGGCGGCGATCGCTTCCTGCCGGTCCGCGAGGACCTCTTCGATGAGTTTGCGCTGCTCGTCGGTCGGCATCTACTCTCCTTTCTCCAGGATCCGCTCGATCGCCCGAAGACTGGCAAGGTTCGCGGCGGCGATCTTCCGTTCGGCAGCCGAGATAGGGGGCTCTTCTTTCCGGCTGAACCCGGCGAGGTTCTCAAACGGCATGGCCGGCGCCGTTGCATAGGTCGCGTCGAGTTCCGCCCGGACCTCGTCGGTGAGTTCCCCGAGGTCGAGTTCGGAGAGGTTGCGCCGGATGTCGTCGCGGGTCAGGGCCTTGCCCTCGATGCCGACCCGGATCTGTTCGACTACGGCCGTGGAGCGATCGAGTTCTGGGCGCTTGAGTTGGATGCGGATGTTCAGGTCGTCGTACCCGTTCGCCGTCAGGAGCGGCTGCAGGAACGTTTCGTACTGCTCTTCGATCCACGCCTGCGTCCCCCCGACGTAGTTGTTCCAGATCCGCATGGCGCCGGAGTCGCTCGCGCCGATCACAGTACCGACCCCGGACCGGAGGACGGTCGTCGGGTTGAAGTAGAACTCCAGCCAGGAGACGAGGAGTTTGAGCCGGTCGGCGGCTGTCTGGCTCTCCCGGATCTTGACGTCTGGAAACGCCACGCCGGGCGGGATGACGAACCCGGTGTCCTTGCCCCAGGTGCGGACGAAGTTGTCGCCCCAGGTCTTGAGGTCTGCCGTGATCGTCTCGGTGATCTGGGGGAAGATGAGCGGGGCGCCGACCCGGTGCACCTGCTGATCAGCGGCTTTGTTGGCGTGGTCGATGGCGCCGATGATGTGATACGCCGGGAGACAGTAGGCCCGGCCGGCGGGGAACGGGGCGCTCGGGTCGCGGATGATCGTGAAGTTCTTGATCTCGTGCAGGGCGAGCGTGTCGTCGAGGGTCTGGAAGACCCTAACTCGCTTCTCCTTCACGTCCCAGACGACCCCCGGCATCAGCGGGTTCGGGGGGGCCTGGAACATGCCGAGGGTCCTCGGAGGCTGTCGGAACGTGATCGCCGGCAGATCCCGGATCTCGTCGATCTCGTATCGCCCGTTCCTGAAGACATACCCGGCGCTTTTGACGCTGCAGCCGTGGCTCATGGTGTCGATCCACGACGCCCTCATGCTCGGGTAGACCCCGACGCTCTCGGCGGTCCGGGCGATCCATCGCGAGAGGTCGTCGACGCGCTCCAGGTCGCGGTCCTCGACGTAGATGTCCGGCGCCCCAGGGAAGACCTGCGGGAGGAGGTTGACGATCTGCGTAGCGAGGTGGATGTTCTGCTCGAAGTAGTTCCGGGCCGTCTCCGGCGTGATCTGCGGAGCGGTGTAGGCGTTCTCGCTCGACTGGAACGAGACCTCGCCTTCTGCCTTTGTGCCGCGCGTAACGCGGGTTTCTTTCGGGGTTAGTTCTTCTACCATGTTAGCCTCCGATTATACAGATGAAGACCGCGAACGCGAGGAGGGCCCCGTATGCCAGTGCGATCCAGGCGGCGAGACTCATCGGGCGCCTCCGAACGAGAGCCATTCTTTCGGGATACTGACATCCCGGCGTTGTCCAAAATGCGAATACGCGGCGTAGCGCATCGCGTCCATCGCGTGATCGTTGAACTTGACCGGCTCGTCGTAGACCCGGCCGCTGCGGTCCTCGCGGTACTTGTATGTCCGGATCTCCCGGATCAGGTTCGCGGCGCTGCTGTGGATCTCCAGCGTCTGCGCTTTGCAGAAGTCGATGCCGTCCTTCACCGACTTGTTCGCTGGCCGAGCGTTGAACCCGGCCCGCCTGAGTTCCTCGATGCGGTTCGGTTCGGCGGAGTCGGCGTAGAGCGGGACGCTCGGCTGGATACTCCAGGTGTCCCGGTGCGCCGTGAGCCAGGCGATCAAGTCGGCGTTCGTCATGCGGGACTGGTAGAGGATCTCCCAGACCTGCAGCCGGTCAGGGAGCTGCTTGATGCCGACGACGGCCGTCGCGTTGTTGTAGCCGAAGTCGATCCCGATGCTGTCGGGGACCGGGATCTTGTAGTCGGTAACTCGGTATTTTGCGTAGATGACGTTCTGCAGGACGCCCGGCTCACCGAGCGCGTAAATGCGGTAATAGTTCTCGTCCTGCTCTTCGAGGTCGAGGAGGTCCGCGATCCACTCCGGCGAGAGGTTGCGGAGGTTATCCTTGTAGGTCGAGAGCCGGACGACCCGGCCGGGCTTCTCGGTCTGCACGAGGTCAGTCCACGTCCAGTGTTGCGCGTCGATCGGGTTGAACGTGAAGACGTACTTCGCGTTCTCGTTGGCCTTGTTCCGGCCGAGACGGAGACGGAGCTGCCGGACGTCATCGAGGTCGAAGTCGGTCGCCTCCTCCAGCCAGATGAAATTGTATTCGGCGCCCTTGATCTTCTCCGGGTTGTCGAGCCCGAGGAAGTCGATCCGGTTCCGGCCGACCCGCATATACGACTCGTTCTTGTTGTGCTCGATCCGGTCGTAAGCCCCCCACGCCTGCAGGATGCGGATGCAGTCGACGAGAAGAGTGTTCTTGAGGGCACTGAGCCACTTGCGGGAGAAGAGCATCCGGACCGGGGGCTGCATTGTGTCGAGGAACCGCTTCAGGAGGATCTGCGCGACGCTCGTCGACTTGCCGCTGCCAGAGCCGCCATAGAAGACGAGTTCCCGGGCGTCCGGGTGCTCCTCGAAGATCCGGAGGAACCGGGAGTTGATAGCGGTGAACGGGACCCCGTCACTCATCCGGGACCCCGTCACTCATCCGGGACCCCCATATCCTCAGCACGGAGGATGATCGTGAGATCGCCGGTCACGCGCACGTCCTGCTTATCCCGCCAGGACTCCGCGTCCCGGTTCGTCAGCCAGAGCCGGATCGCGGAGATGTCCGGCGGGACCTCCTTCACCCGCTCGACGCGCTTCGTCACCTCGCCGCCCTCAAGCGTGACCTCAACTTCCTTGTAGGAGTAGCCGAGCGCCCGGCGGTAGAGGGAGAGTTCGACCCGGGAGTCGAGGAGCGCTTTCGTCTCGATCAGCGCTTTGGCAAACTCCCGATGGTCCTTCTTCCAGCGATGTACGGTCCGGACCGCGACCCCGAGGTGCTCCGCGACCTCGTCGTCAGTCAGCCCCGCCTTAGACCGGCCGGCCAGCCTCCGGACGATGTCCGGGACCCCATCGTGCCATTTCTCCCCACCTGCCATTGATACACCTCAAAAGCCGCCGGCGGGGCTCGAACCCGCAACCGCTCCCTTACAGGGGGAGTGCGCTTCCTGTTGCGCCTCGGCGGCCGGAAACCGGTTATTCGGGTTTCTCCCCTGCAGCGAGTACCCGGAGGCGCTTCGCGTACTGGGTGGACTCCTGGCCGGCCGTGGCGTCGCGGACCAGGTCGTTCCGTAGGATCGCCTGCCGGAGTTCGTGGTCGCGCCGGTGCTCGGCTTCGTCGGCTTCGTCTTTGCGCTTCTTTTCGATGTAGCCGCACACAGAAGGGATTGCTCCCACAGCGACGCCGGCGATCGCGACGGCGCCGAGAATGAGGTTAGGGTCGATGGGCATATTTGAGCGCTCCTGATTTGATTGAGAGTGTATATGCACTCTGAAGAGAAAAAGGGGGCTGATTATGGCGGTTTCGCCAGTTTCGCCACTTCTGCCACTTTCGCCAGTTTCGCCGCCCGCCACTCGGCGAGGACCTGACCGACGACCTCAGCCTGTGTGAGCTTCTTCCCGGGTTCGAGCAGCCAGCAGAGCCGCGCGATCTCTGCGGCGTCCTCGGAGGAGACGTCAATCCTCGGCATGAATAGCCCCCTCGGAGGCCCGCAGAATGTTTTTCGGGATGCCGTGCACCGGGTCCGGGTGGCTGAACGGGCCGGAGATGTAGAGGACGCGGGGGCCGGAGGGGGTCGGGGGAGTCATGCGAACGCCTCGTCGTCAAATAGCCGCACCTGCTCGTTCGCGGCGTTCACCTTGCGATCCGCCACCCCGTGCCACGCGGGATCGAGTTCTGCCCCGATATAGTGCCGCCCAAGTTTCTTTGCGGCCGATAATGTCGTGCCGCTTCCTGCGAACGGGTCGAAGACAACTCCGTCGAGAGGGGTCGTCGGTGCGATAAGTTCCATGAGTAGGGCCTCGGGTTTCTCCACAGGGTGATCTCTCTCTTGCGAAAGCGTCGCCGGGAACTTCAGTACATCGGATCTCAGTTTGTGGTCGTCAAGGTATACGCTGTGCGCGTGCCTACCCCAGATGATCAACTCGTGTTGATGCCGGAAGATGTGCCCGAGCCCGACCCGCGTTTTATCCCATACAAGCGACTTGGTTTTGTGGAACCGGTCGTACATCGGGACGTAAAACACCGGGTAACTGTCACAGTTACAGAACACGAAGAGATGTCCGTTCGGATTCAGAACTCGCACGGCTTCGGTGATCACAGTCTCCCAAAAAACCCGCAACACGGACGTATCGGAGAACCGTCTGCCGCCCCAATCCTTCCTTGACTGATAGTGTTCTGCGGGCAGGAAGAACGGCGGGTCTGTGATGATAGTGTCAACGCTCTTATCCGGCATCTCACGCATGAGGTCGAGACAGTCACCGCAGTAAATGCGGTCGATCTCCAGTGTCATATCCGCCTCCCGTCGGTCGTGCTCCGTGCATAGCGTGGTGGACCGTGCAGGTCAATGGTCACAGGGGGCCGCCAGTCGGGACCGTCCTGTTCCAGCGGGCACCAGGCTGGGATGATGAAATAATCATCAAACAGGTGGAGCGTCTGCACCCCATCGATGTCCACGAGGGCCTCAGGGTGTCGGCACCCTCGGGAGCCGTAGGCGTGGGGGCAGCGGTCGCATGTCTCGACGCGAATGATCCGGGTCATGACCGCTCGCCTCCTGTCAGCCCCTCGGCGAGGTTCTCCCATCGGTGATCGTCGTTGAAACCATACCGTTCCCGGATCTCCCGTATCAACCGGATCAGGTCCGACCACCGGAGCACCGCGAGAGGCTCTTTGCGAGACTGCTTCACCAGGAGGAGTGGGGTCAACCCTTCCTTCTCGGCGTTCGTGCTGCATTGTTCCCACCACGCCGGGAGGGCGAGCCGCTCCTGGTGCTTGCACTCGACTCCGAATGGGAACCGCCCCCGTGCCGCCGGTGAGAGGTAGAGGTCGCAGCCCGCCTGCCCCATCGCCGTGCTCTGGACGTCGCCTGGGTCGATGCCGAGGCAGTCGATCAGGTCCTGCCGGACCGCCTGCTGGAACCGCCTGCCCTTGGCCTTGCGGGAGGCAGGAGTAGTAGCGACCACTCAGACCGCCCCCGCGGTGACATTGTCCCGCATGCATTGTCCCGGATTCGGCGAGGGGCACGAGGGCCGGAGATGCTCTACCGGGATCGGGGATCTCCGGGAGAGGTCGGGGCGGGGTGACATGGCGCCCGATGTAGAGCAGTCCCGGTGGCGCGATATGGCGCGGGCCGAGGTGCTCGTGAGCGACCCGCCGCCCCGAGTAACACTTTCTCGATTTGTGATGGTGTCGAAGTGCCGGTCGACAGTGCAGAGGATATGCACTCAGATCGCCCCCGGTACGAGTGGGGTATTTAGGGCACATAGTTTCGTAACTTTTACTATACCCCCCCCACATGGGAAAATTACGATCCTATATGCCCTATATGCCCAAAACCCTCTCACGGGCACGAAGGGCACAAAATTCTGAAAACTTTTCCGAAACACGGAGTTTAGAAACTCCTGAAACCTCATACCCTTCGTGCCTTTTGGGGTATTTGGGGCACCAAATTTCAGAAAGTTTCTCAGACCTCTAACATCTGAAACACTTTCTGTTTTTTCCTGCCCTTCCTGCCCTGCCGAAAACCCCCGCCCAGGCCGGTGATAATCCATCTCAGAGACCTCCCTGTACCGATCCCGCTGTAGCATCTTCTTCCTCTTCGATAGCACTCTTTATGCGTATACCCGTCCAGCACATGGCCCCGCCGAGCTTCCTCTCACCGAACCCTCGCTCCCGGAGATACTTGATCACCGCCCGGTTGCTGACCGGTTTTTCGCCCTCGTCCTCGCACCATTTCAGGTAGATCTTGTAGAGCGCAGACCGCTCGATCGTTCCCAT